TTGAAATGATAATAGAAAAAGCGATGCCCGCCCCCGCCAAAACAGGGCGCCCCAGAAAGGGCCGGGAAAAAAACAGGAAAATGTATATATCCATCCGGGTTTCAGAATCCGAACGCGCCCTCCTCGACGCCGCCGCGAAAGCAGAAAACAAAACCCGGTCTGACTTTGTGTTGGGCTTGGCTTTGGCGAAAGCCGATAGAATTTTAAACAGGACAAAATATGACTGACGACTGGACAATCGATCTCAACCACCTAACCGCCACCCATGCAAATGGGATGATCTTTCAGTTCGCCCCACATCCAGAAGGGGGTGCGGATCGCCGGAAAGCAAAGCCCCGTATAAATTATTTTAAAAACCCCCGTACAAGACACTAGTTCCACACCCCTGTAAGCTCAAAACAATTCGACGCGCATATTATTTTTTTCCCTGCGCGCGCGAAAACTTACCCGAGCTTGCGCGAGCCAAATTTCCGCTTTTAAAAGGGGGCTCCGCCCCCGACCCTCCCAAGCCCTGAAAGTTTTCGCTTTTCGCTTTTCACTTTTCAAGGGCGAGACAATGTTAATCAAAATTAAAGACGGCCCCAAAGGCGCGCGGATCGGGGGACTCAAACCCGAAATATTACTCGCCATCCAGATTGCTGGTGGCGTTTGGGATTTTCTGGGAATGCTAGAGCTGGTCATTACCGCAGTCAGCGATGGCAAACACTCCGCCGGATCAAAACATTACATCGGACACGCCGTCGATCTCAGATCCCGCAATTTCTCGGAAGCCGGGAAAGAAAAAGCCCTGGCACTTTTAAAAGAATGCCTCGGCCCGGACTTCGATGTCCTGGACGAAGGCGATCACATCCATATCGAATTCGATCCCAAATCACCCATCAACGGAGATGAGTTATGAAGCAACGCTTTGTTCTAACTTTTATGCAGGGTTTAAATCTTTTGTGGCTGGCTTTATCCGTATTCGTCGCCCCGATTCGCGTCCTGTTCAAGCGCAAAGCATTCACTGTCGTCGCTGGCATGTGTTTGCCTGCCTTACTACTGGCGGGCTGTCTTGACTCGGTCCAGCTCGACGCCGAATACATGGGCACCAAAGGCCATTACGAACGCGAAGGCAAAGACGTCAAAGTCTCAGCAAAAATACCGTCGCCACTTGCCCCTTCAACAGACTCCGAACAGTGATGGAGTATATCCGCACCTATTGGCCCATCGCGTTCTGTGTGATTCAAATTGTGGGAATCTGGGCGGCTTGGTCGATCCGTCACGGTTTGGCAAGCAAAGAGGATTTAAGCACTCAGTCTGATTTGATTGTCCAACAAGCCGACAAGGTCAAAGATTTGGAGCATGAGATTGAATTGCTAGAAGTACAGTTTCGCCACATGCCCACCGGATCGGATTTCACAACCGTCAAAGTTGAACTGGCAAAACTATGCTCGGACTCAACATCGACATGCAATTACGTCCGAAATCTGGACGCGGCCATTAAAAGAATCGAGAGCCATCTTTTGAAAGAAAAATGAAATGAGCTTTGAAAAAACATTAGAGGAAGATCGCAGACTGGTGATCCTTTTGCTCCTCTCCAAACAAGGGGACTGGGCGTTGAACGAATACGTTCTGCAAGTCGGACTCCAGCAAATGGCGCACAGCGCAAGCATGGCTCGCGTCCACAGTGATATCGATTGGCTTGAAGAGCAAGGCTTGGTCAAATTGTCAAAAGGCTATGCCGACGTGCGGATCATCACACTCACCCAGCGCGGACTCGACGTTGCCACAGGTCAAGCGACTTGCACCGGAGTCAAACGCCCCGGCCCATCCGCTTAAGCCAATGCCAAAACCGTCAACCGTTCAGAAACTGCCAAAAGAGATACAGGAGCTGATAGGCGAACTCCGTGACCAAGGCCACACCCTGGATCAAATCTGCGCGCACTTGGCAACGCTGGATGCAGAGGTCAGCCGATCCGCACTCGGTCGCCACATGCAAAAGATCGACAAGGTCGGCGAGAAAATTCGGAGAGCTCGCGAAATCGCAGAGGCCACCGTCCGGCATTTAGGCAAAGAATCGGAATCCAAACTGGCGCGGATGAATATAGAAATGATCCATTCCGGCTTGATGGATATAGCTGCAAAGCTTGAAGAGGACTCCACAGAGTCAAATCCGATGTCCATCATGCTCATAGCCAAAGCGGCACAAGCTCTAGCCTCAGCCGCCAAAGCCGATGCCGAAACGACTCGGGCAAACCTGAATATTGACAAGGACAAAATCGCCACTGAAGTATTCAGCCTGGTCATTGACTCGCTGTTGGTTGGAGGGGAGAAGCAAGCGGCTGAATTGATCGGTAGTGAACTCGAAACGCTTCGCGCAAAATTGAAACGCAAATGGAAAACTTTGAAATAAAAAAAGCGGATGAAGAACTCCGCAAAAAAATATTAGCGGAACTCGCGCCGTTCGCTTCTTCCTCACCGGAAGAGCGGAATAAACGGATTGAGTCCGCTCGCGACAATCTTGAATCATTCGCGCTCACTTATTTTCCTCACCATCTCCACGACAAGCCGTCGCAAATGCACCACGAGCTTTATGCAAAATACGCCAAGCTGATTGACCGCGCAGAAAAGAATGGAACGGGGTCAAAAGACTGTAACGCCGCACCACGCGGAAATGCGAAATCCACATTGACCACTTTGATCCTTCCGCTTTGGTGCATTGCGTTCAAAAAGAGAAAATTCATCGGAGTGCTATCGGACACGACAGAACAAGCACAGGAATTTATTGACGGAATAAAAGCGGAGCTCGAGGTTAATGAAAGGCTTCGCGAGGATTTCCCAAAGGCTTGCGGGGAAGGCCGCCGCTGGCGCGTTGGCGAGATCGTTACGTCAAATTCCATCAAGGTCAAAGGCTGGGGGAAAGGTAAACGTATCCGTGGCGCGCGTTTCGGATCACGTCGCCCGGATTTGATTATCTGCGACGATTTGGAATCGGACGAAAATATAGCATCGCCTGAACAGCGAGAGAAAGATAGAAACTGGTTTTTTAAAGCGGTGATGAAAGCAGGCGCGAAATATTCCGTCTTCATTGTCGTTGGCACAATTCTCCATTACGACTCACTGCTTGCACGTTTGCTCGATCAACCCGGTTGGTCGGCGAAAAAATACAAAGCCGTCATCGACTGGTCTGTCTCGCCGCTATGGCAAGTCTGGGAAGGTGTGTTGAGTGAAAAAGGCGAAGAGTCTGCCGATATCTTTTTTGAAAAGCACAAGAAGGAAATGCTCAAAGGGACCCGGGTTTTGTGGCCTGAAGGCGAGCCTTATTATTACTTGATGAAAATGCGGTACACAGATGGGCCTGCCTATTTCGACTCGGAAAAGCAAAACGAGCCGATCAACCCCGAAGACAGGCTGTTCAATGAGGAGTGGTTTGCTTATGTCGAGGAAGAGGAATTTTTATCCCGGCTTAGAAACGGACTTTATACCGAGGTATTCGCTTCGGTCGATCCTTCGATGGGTGGTAAGTCTTCCAAAGCCGATCCCTCAGCAATTGTTGTGCTTGGCAAGCTCCCTGATGGGTTGTTGGACGTGCTGGAAGCGGATATACAGAAACGCCATCCCGACAAAATAATGGAGCGTGTGTTTGAGCTAAACGATATCTACCGATTCACGCGCCTCGTCATTGAGGAGGTCCAGTTTCAGGAATTATTCAAAGACAACATGCTCACCGAGTCCGCCAAACGTGGTGTTTACCTACCTGTCGAGGGAACACGCCCGGTCACAGATAAAGTTTTAAGGATCACAAAATTACAACCGCACATTAAAAACAGATTCATCCGGTTCCGACGCAACCAGTCTTTGCTCTTGAATCAGCTCAAGTATTTCCCCAAAGCCGATCACGACGACGGCCCCGACGCGCTTGAAATGGCGTTTCAGTTGGCGAGCTCAGGGACAAACGCACCAAGAATCAGGAGTCTTGCTTAATGAGTTTTCTGGATTGGTTTAAAAGGAATTCGCAGAAAGAAACGGCGACGGCTCGCGCTGTCACAACAATGGTTCCGCTGACGGGTGCGTCTAAAAAGGGCACGCCGATCAAGGCCCTGGTGGAAGAGGGCTACGGAATGAACGCCGTGGTCTATGCCTGTGTGCGGCAAATCGCTAGCGCGGCGGGCGGTGTCCCGTGGGTACTTTATAAGCGCCGTGGCTCGACACTTGACGAAATCGAAGATCATCCGCTCCTGAAACTCTTAAGAAGCCCAAACCCTTTGCAGGGCCAGTCCGCATTCATCGAGTCCGTAATTTCCTTTCTGTTTTTAACTGGAAACTCTTACATCGAAGGGGTGAGCGGGGGGACAGGCCCGATTCGTGAATTGTACTCACTGAACCCCGCGAATATGAAGGTCTTGCCGCACCCGATCCATATCATTGGCGGTTATGAATTTGCGGTCGGGCAAAACAAAACCAAATTCGATGCGAATGAAATTTTACATCAGAAACTTTTTAATCCTTCGGACGATTTCTACGGCCTGTCCCCTGTGGCCGTAGCCGCTCTGGCGATCGACAAAATGAATCAGGGTGACCGCTGGAATTCCGCGTTGATGGAAAACATGGCGGTACCGTCCGGCGCTTTTGTTTCCAAACAACGCTTGACTGATGAGCAATTTCAAACTTTAAAAAGGGAGGTTGCCGACGCTTTGCAGGGTGCAAAGAACGCGCGCAAACCACTGGTCACCGACGGTGATCTGGAATGGAAGGAGATGGGCTTGCACCCTCGCGATCTGGATTGGATCGAAGGGTCGAAACTCAGCGCGTCGCAAATCGCGATGATCTACAACGTGCCCGGCGAACTGATCGGTTTGCAAGACGCGACGTTTGAAAACCGCAAGGAAGCGCGCAAGGCACTTTACACCGAAGTGGTGATCCCTGCTTTGACGCGATTGCGGGATGGATTCAACCACTGGCTCACGCCGCGCTATGGTTCCGACCTGTTCCTCGACTTCGACAAGGACGGAATCGGGGCTTTGTCGGAAGACATGGACAGCCTGTGGAAACGCGCGAACGAGTCAACGTTTCTGAGCATAAATGAAAAACGTCGAATGGTCGGGTATGAGGACGATCCTAATGGTGACGTCGTTCTCGTTTCCGTGGGCCAGCTACCGCTCGACGATGCTTCCAGTTTCAGAGATGCGCCCGGAGCGGACGAATCGACCCCCGCGAAGTCATGCTCACGCGATTACCCTGCAATGGAGGTTGAGGGGAAGGCATTCAGCCCCGCAGATCGCAAACGCTATGCGCGAATCAACAAGGCATCGGAGTTGGCGCGAAAAACTTTTGAAAAAAAGTACGAACCCGGAATCAAAAAACTGCTGGAATCCGAAGCCGTCGCCGTCGCAAAAGCGTATCAGCAAAACCAAAACTCCGGGGTGGCCCAAGCCCTTGAATCAGGTGCGAAAAAGTGGAGCGACCTGCTCGCTCAATTGCATCACGGTGTTTACAGCGATTCGGCCCCGCGTGCATTGGCTCAACTCAAATCATGGGAGCCAGAACATTGGGAAACCAAAGCCGACGCACTTGGCGAAGCACGGGATCTGTTTGAATTGCTCGCGCTCGATTTTGCCAAAGAAAACGCCGCACTCGCGGTGACGAACCTAAGCAAAGGTTCTAAATCCGCGATCAATAAAATCATAGCCGACGCAACGGCAGAGGGTTTAGGTATTGCAGAAATTGCAACGGCATTGCGAGACAGGCTCGCTGACTTGCACCCAGCGCGAGCCAAGGCGATTGCTCGTACAGAGGTTCATAACGCGCAAACATTCGCGCAAGAGCAACAAATCAAGGCACTCGATTCCGGAGACATGGAAAAGGGCTGGTTCTGGTCTGGGGTCTCACGCGGTGAGCACAGCGAGGTCGATGGCGTCTGGGTTGCAATGGATGGGTTTTTTATTGTGGGCGGATCGCGCATGAGTCGCCCCGGTGATTCGGCGGGCGGACCCGAAAACGTCATCAACTGCGCCTGCGGTCTGGTCTTCCGCAGAAAAAAATAATGGTCTTGTAGGGGCAGGCCCCTGTGCCTGCCCCATCTCAGAAAGGAGAAAGATGACAAAAAATATTTTAAGCGTCGAGTTCAAGATGGACACGGTGTCGGACGCCGGAGAGTTCACGGGCTACGCTTCGACCTTTGGCAATGTCGATTTGGGAGGCGATATCGTCGCGCCCGGTGCGTTTAAAAAAAGTATCAAGGAAACCAAAGGCAAAGTGCCGATCCTCGATCACCACAATCCTAGATTGCAAATCGGCTGGAATATGGACGCACTTGAAGACAATCGCGGATTGCTGGTCAAAGGCAAGCTCAATCTGGAGGTGCAGGGCGGACGCGAGAAACACGCGCTCATGAAACAGGCGTTTGAAATCGGCGCGATGATGGGTCTGTCCATCGGCTACCGAACGATCATTGATGAATCGGATCGCAAAGACCCTCGCGTCCGAATATTGAAAGAAGTGCAGTTGCTGGAGTACAGCGTCGTCACGTTCCCGATGAACCCGCAAGCCAGTGTCACCGGAGTCAAATCGGAATCAAAAGATTTAGAAGAACCCTTAAAACGGCTTTTAAACAATATCAAGAACGCAGTTTAATCCATTTTTATTTAATAATTTTACGGAGCTAAAACAAATGCCAGAAACAAAAGAGTTGATCGAAGAGATCGGAAAAAGTTTTGAAGAGTTTAAAGTCAAAAACGACCAGCGATTAAAAGAAATCGAAAAAGGCCGGAATGACCCACTGCTGGCCGAACACGTCGAACGTATTGGCTCTGCGGTGCAAGACCTGAACGAAGCAAAAGAACGCATCGAACAGCTGGAAGCCAAACTCAATCGCCCCGGATTTTCGGGCGAAGCAAGCAACGTCAACCCGCAAATCGAAGCGAAGCAGGCCGCAGTGCGCAAGTACCTGCGCAAGGGCGAAAACGCCCTGACAGCGGATGAGATCAAACTGTTGTCTTCAGACAGCGACCCGGACGGTGGCTATTGGGTAGTATCCACTATGTCCGATCAGATCATTCAGAAGGTGTTTGAAACCTCGCCCATGCGTAATGTCATTGCGACGCAAATCATATCGGGTGACGCGCTTGAGATCCCCGAAGACAACAATGAAGCAAGTGGGGGTTGGACTTCAGAGCAGGCTTCGCGCCCGGAAACAGGAACGCCGGAAATCGGATTGCGCAGAATCCCGGTTCACGAATTGTACGCACAGCCAAAAGCCACACAGACTCTGCTCGACGACGCGAAA